CGCTGCCGACTGAGGCTTTCGCAGGGAAGGGCGCGGCAGGTGACGACGCTCGCAAGGGATCGGGCTACGTCCCACTACGCAACGTGGTGTTCATGTCGTATGCCGCCGCGCTCGCAGAGGCTCACACCCTCCGGTATCTGTTCGTCGGCATCGTCTCGCTCGACGGGAGACGGCTTGGGCCTAAAGGTTTCAACGGCTTTGGCGATACGAGCTTAGAGTTCCTCACCGCGTTCTCTGACGTGCTCGAAGCAACCTGCACGCACCCCACATCGGTGATGGCTCCGCTCGCGGATACGACCAAAGCCGGTGTCATCAAGCTGGCGCGGAAGCTGGGCGTGGACCCGGAGTTGACGATGTCGTGCTACCAGCCGGACGGCTACACCCCTTGCGGGGTCTGCCTCCCGTGCCAACAGCGAAAGTGGGCGTTTCGAGATCTCAAACGCGAGGAGCTAGAAGGTCTTGGATAGCCAAAGGCATACTTTCGGTGTGTTGCAAGGGCGCGTTTTGCTCGCTACCATGGAAGTGCGCTCTGCTACTGTGAAGCGAGAGCACGAAGGAGATTCAGACCATGAGCAACATCAACATCGAGTCGATCCAGAGCATCGAGGACGTGCTCTCGCTGTTCCAGGGCAAGGGTGCCGCCGGCAAGGGCAAGGGCAAGGGCAAGGGCAAGGGCAAGGGCAAGGGCAAGGCCAAGGCCAAGGCCAAGAAGGGTGGCAAGGGCAAGAAAGCCAAGGCCAAGGCCAAGGCCAAGGCCAAAGCCAAGGCCAAGGGCAAGGCCAAGAAGGGCAAGAAGGGCAAGAAGGGCAAGAAGTAGTACGCAGCCCTCGGCGGCTACTACCAGACCGTAGGGCCCCCACCGCGCTAGTCGTGGCGGGGGCTCTATTGCTTGGAGCATCCCCTTGATCGAAGTTTTCTACGACGAGCGCACGATGTCGCTTCTAGTTGACGGCCACGCGGACCACGACAACCGCGTGTGTGCTGCCGTCTCTGCCGGGTGCGCCACGCTTGTCGCCGGCTACGGCGCGGACATCCTCAGCGAAGGTCGCTTCCGCTGGAACCCATCCGAGTACGACCAGGACGGGCGCAACGCCGTCACGTTCTTTGTGAAGATGGCGAAGGTGCTCGCCTACAAATACCCCAACGACATCAAGGTGACGACGACGTGAGTGAAGCTGCCAAAGAGACGTTCGTTCAGCCGCGCCTGGTTATCAGCTTGGATACCAAGGCCCTGGCAAAGAAGATCGTAGCCTTTGGTGAGATGCTCTGCGGCATCACCCTCTACCAGTACCAGCGAGGCTTCGCCCTCGCCATCGTGGAAGCAGTGCTGCGGCGTAACGGCGACGAGCCCACGGCGCTGTTCTGCCGCCAGTCGGGCAAGACTGAGGCTGTCGCCGTCGTTTCCATCGCGTGCGCCACCCTCATCCCCGTGCTCGCGCGAGAGTTCCCCGATGACGAGCGGGTGGGCTCCTACCGCAACGGCTTTCGCGTTGGCATCTATGGTCCGAAGGACAGGCAGGCCAAGATCGCTTACGACCGAGTTCGTGACTACGCCGAGAGCGACCGCGCCAGAGCGATCTACATGGACCCCGAGATCAACATCGAGTTGACCGGCTCCCGCGGCGACTCTGCTGCATGGTCCCACGGCTCGATCGTGGAGGCTGAGACGGCGAGCGAGCGCGTGGACAACGAGGGTCAGACCTGGCACCTGCTCATCTGCGACGAGAGTCAGAAGCTCTCCGCGTTCAAGATCAAGAAGCAGTTGCAGCCGATGCTCGCCTCGACCAACGGTCCTCTCGTCCAGATCGGCACCGCGTCGAGCAGCAAGGGTTACTTCTTCCGTAGCATCGAGCGCAACATCGAGGTCGAGCGGGAGACGGGCAAGCGCCTGCACTTCCAGTACGACTACGAGGCTGTCATCGCGGAGCGCGAGGCAAAGTACAAGCGCGAGCAGGAGGTCTGGAAGCGCTTTGTCGCCGCCGATGCTCGACGGCAGAGCGAGATGCTGGTGGAGAACCGCGCCACCTCTGCCGCGGATCTCCGCCCCAACCCCTTCCACCTCAACTACTCGAAGTACATCACCAAGGTGATCCGCGATCTCCGGGGTAACTTGGAGGACGAAGCCTTCAAGATGAACTTCCGCCTGGTGTGGCAGGACAACCGCGACATCGCCATCCCCGAGGACTTGTGGCGGTCCATCTGCATCCCGAACCTTGAGATGAACCGCCCTGGTGCCAGCGGTCACATCGTCGCAGGGCTCGACGTAGCGAAGGGCGCGAGCGAGAACGCCGACAAGACGGTGCTGACGTTCGTACACGTAGACACGGAGCGCCCACTCATTGACGACCTACAGGTCGGCAAGCCCGACGTGCCCTTGGTTCACTACAACAAAACCATCATCGGCGTGTACGCCTTCCAAGGGTCCTTCGAGGGGCACCAGTACAGAGGCATCGTGGAGGCGATGATGAACTACCCCACCTGCTGCTACCTGCTGGTGGACTCGACGGGCATGGGCGACCCAGTCAAGGAGCGGCTCCAAGGTCTGCTTCACTGGATGCACGTCGAGGGGATGTCGTGGGCGTCCGTCGCCAACAAGTCGCTCGTCTACAAGAACTACCTTGAGGACATCAAGATGGGTCGGCTTCGCTACGCCGATGGGCCCGAGTGGGAGCAGACCGTTGAGCGCGAGGAGTTCATGGATCAGCACATCGGGCTCCAGCGCCTCTACACGTCGAGCGGGTTTCTTGTCTGCGAGGCGGACGATGGTGACCACGACGACTACCCCGACTCCGCCGCTCTTGCCTGCTTCGCGGGCAAGGTCAGCGTCGAGGACTTCAAGCCCATGGACGTGGCCGAAAGTACCCCCTTCAACGGGGGAAGCACGGCGCACCGTCACGGGGGTGGCGCTAGAAGCCGCCAGGAACGCTACAAACGAGGGAGAGCCAGTGTTGGTGGCCGTCGCTACCGACGCTGAGCTAAACTGTCAAGCAAAGAAACGAGGAAACCATGTCGCTCACCATCTTGGGTCAACGTCAGTTCCGTGCCGCACAAGACGTGCGCTCCACCGAAGAGATCCTTCGGGGTCTGTCCACCTTCCAGTCGTTCCAAGAATCGGCTGCCACCGCTTCCGAAGGCACGGTCGTCGTGACCGAAGCCGACCGCATCACCTTCGCCGGGTTCTTCGCCACCGAAGCCGCTGGTGTCGGCGAGAGCATGAACGTGGACCTCATCCGCGTCCGTGCGGGAGTCGCTACCACGCTCGGGACGTTCGTCTACGACGACACCCAAACCCCGAACACGCTCATCGAGTTCACGAACAGCCTCGCCAGCCTCGACGTGCAGCCCGGTGACGTGCTGCTCGTCGCCCGAACCTACACCGCGGGCGGCGCCCCCACCCCGGTTGATGTCAACCATGTCGTCGTCCAGTTCGGCGGCGCATCCCGCCGTGCGAACGGCTAAGGAGCAGCCATGAGCAGTCCAGGTTCACGCGGCGGATATAGCTACGGTCAGATCCTCACCCGCAATCTCATGGAAGACCCCGGCCCGCAGAACACTCTGCGGTACGAACTCCTCACTGGGGTCCAGCGAGCGCAAGAGCACTCGATGGATCCGGCTGGCATCGAGTACCGGAACTACCGGCGCTCCCAAGGCCGGCTGCCCCAGTGTCGAGGCGTCGTCAAGGCGTGAGACGTGAGCGTCAAGTTCTACGGCTACAACGTAGACCCGGAGCACTTCGATGGTCGCTTCGGGCCTGTCGTTCGCGCGCTCAACCGAGCGCGTGAGGTCGTAGAGCGGGCGACCGAGATCGCTGCGGTCGTCCACGACGCCGACAAGAACGGCGAGCCCATGGGGCCGGTCCTGTTGCGTCTCCGAGAGGAGGGGTTGCTTCGACCGGCCCCTGCGCGCTCCAGGGCACCCCTTCACGTACTCGACCAGTTCCGAAAGCCGGAACCAGACGACCCCAATGTCGAGGGTCGTTTCTACTCCACCCGTGACTACTCTGCGCGCGTCGGTCGTCGGCTCGACGTTGAACGTGCGGAACGGGACGCTGGTATCACCCGCGACCCCAACTTCAACCTACGCCCGAGGCTCAGGACGGTACACGATCGAGCGACCCGCTACGTGGCCGACCCCATCGTCCGTGAGTGCTTCGAGCCCATGAACCCCGAAGAAAGGTAACGATATGAGCAACGATCTACCCAAGACCATCGAGGAGACGCAGGCGATCATCAGGCAGCGCCAGGCCGAGTTGCGGCTCCTTCATGCTCACAAGAGGTTCATGTCCTCTCAGGAGGAGAGGGCGGCTCTCGACGCAGCACGCCGCGAGAGTGACCCACCGGAAGCCACGGTACGGCAGACCGCCTACCTCGACCACAACCCCGCAGAGGCAGGGTTTCCCACGACCCCAGACGGCGTGGATATGGCAAACTCACATGCGGTAGCCATGGATACTGCAACGGAGGTCAACCATGCCGAGGGACAGAGACAAGCGGCCGAGTCTGCCGTACATGGAGATCCGCAAGAGGCAGCCTGGGACGCCGACGATGGTGGACCCGGAGGCCAAGACGCCTATCACCCCGACCCTGCACGAGTTGCCTTCGCAAGCGGCGCTGGCGCGGCTATGGACGGACAGCGGGGTCCGCTACTCATCGACTTCCGCAACATCTCCAACCATCGAGGCTGGAATGAGTGAAGAAGCGATCAAACGGGCAGTTCACGACACGCTCGCTGAGACTCTGAACCAGGAGGAGTTCATCAAGCTGCTCGCCAAGGCGCAAATCTCGGCGGACCCTGGCGACGTGACCATCAACGCTGCTATGCGCTGGGGCGACATAGCATGGAAGTTGATAACCGTGGCTGCCATTCTGGTTTTCGGCGGCTGGCAGGCGTATCAAGTTGTGGACGGCTACGTCACCCTCGACACGCTCAACACCTACGATCAGGAGAACGTGGACCCGCTCAAGGCGAAGCTGGAGAGCGTCGAGCAGAAGGTCACGAACGTCAACACGGAGGTCACGACGATCTCCGATCTCCAGACCGCCGAGAAGGAGTACCAGCGCATCGAGCGGAGGCTGAAAAGCTACCAACTCGACTACAACGAGGCGCTGAACGAGTACACGGCGGACAAGGCCGCAGGGAAGAAGTCTGACCGGCCTGAGAAGTCCAAGGAGCACCGCGAACTTGAGGAAGAAGTCAAGAAGGCGGAAGCCAAGTTGATCACCACCGAGGAAGCCATCCTCCAAAAACGCAAGAGAGCCAAGAAGGCATCGGAGTAACGACCATGGACCTGACTCCCATCACAGAACAAGCAGTCAACTTCGCCATCACCATCATCGGGCTGCTGGGCTCGTGGGCGGTGTTGGAGCTTCGCAAGTTCATCGCCTCCCGCACCGAAAACGAGAGGCTCAAGAACGTGCTCCTCATGGTGACGGACTCCGTCGAGGCGTCTGTTCGTCGCGTCTCGCAGGAACTCGTGCCGCAGGTTCGGGAAGCTGCCGCAGACGGCAAGATCACGACGGAGGAGCGCGAGCGGTTGCGTCAGGAGGCTCTACGCCTGACCAAGCAGCACATGGGTGCCGGCACGCTCGGGTGCCTCGCGGACAAGACCGGGCTCGATGACGCCGGTCTGGACGACTACCTCATCACCAGGATCGAAGCCGCAGTCTTCAACATGAAGCCCCCAGGCTCCGGTCAGGCCACGAAGGAGTAACCATGCCCGTCGTGGACAACACCCATCAATGGCTGGTGCTGCGGGAACTCACCGCGTTCGGGGATGATCCCGACTGGACCCTGACGCAAGACGCCGCGGGGGCCAAGGCCGCGGGCCTTCCCGTGACCCGAAACCCCGAGAAGCGCCAGGTGTCGGCTTACGTCGGCTTCTACAACGCGGCGGGTCAGCCCATCACCGGGGCGAGGGGGTCGTTCAACGTCTCCCCCATCCTCGTCAACGGCGATGATGTCGTGGACGGTGGCACCCTCACGGGCGCTATCGGCTGGCGTCGCTACATCCTGGGCGACACGCAGTTTGCGGACTTCCTGAGCTTCCGCTTCACCTCGATCACGCCCCCGGCGGGCACCGCTGTCATGCGGGTCTACGCCGAAGCGTCCGCGCTCTAGGAGGACACCATGAGTTTCAGAGAATGGGGATTTGACAACGGCAGCGGCGGAGGCGGGGGCGCTGTTGATTCTGTCTTTGGTCGCGCGGGCAACGTCGTTGCTCTGGCCGGGGACTATGCCGCATCGCAGGTGACCAACGACTCTGGTGTGGCGGGGGCAGACGTTGCCGCCGCGCTGGACACCCTCGCTCTCGCAGACACCCCGCCCGTCGTCGCCTCCGTGGACCCCAGCGCGGTGTCCCCCGTCGCGCCGCTGTTCAACACGTTCGCGGAAGCATGGACGTACCTTGAAGGGTATGAAGGCTTCCGTGTGCTGACCCTGCTGGGCGACGTGACGGTCGCTCCGGGGACCTACTCCAGCGGTCGGGGCCTGCGGATCGCGGGTGACATCTCGCGCGACACCACGTTGACGGTGCCCGAGGGTGTGGTGTTTGAGGGCCTGCGGCAGATCACGGATCGCGTCAAGATCCTGTTTACAGGCACGACGCCGCCGATCTCGGACTTCGCGGGGGTGCCCGCGCCCCTGTTCCAGCCCGACATCTGCTACATCGAGAAGGGCTCCTCGGTGGACTGCACGGGCGCTGGCCCGTTCTTCCGCATCGCGGGCGATGGGTCGCCGCAGAGCAACATCGGCGGCCTGGCGATCAACTTCACGCAGGAAATCGGAGCGGACTCGACCACCCCCGTTTTCGAGGCGGTCGCAGGTGCGTTCGGCTTCATCTTCACGCTGCCCTCTGCCAGCCTCGCGCCTGGGTCGCTTGCCTGCGACGCGGCATCCGTTGTCGCCGTTCAGCTAGCGGCGGACAGCAACACTTC